TTCTTCTGGCTTCATGGTGTCCAGCTCATCAACGTCCGCGTCGGCGTGTTCATAACCTACGATTCGGTGAGGTGCATCCATAGACCGAAAGAATACCGCGCCCATCCCATTCACTTCGAGATAGTTAAGCGGCGACTTATAGAGTCGGTAAGGTATGTCAAGTTCGGTCAAGATTTCCTCGAATCGTGGAAAGGCAATCATTCGGATGAGGTCATAGGTCGGAGCGTAAAAGCCTCGGTTTGTCGTTGGGTTCTTGAGTTTGCCAATGATAGACCGATGTATTGCCGCCTCTGTCTTACCGGCACCAAATCCCGCCACCATTGCGGGGAATTGAGCGCCGCTTGTGATGTAGTCAAATTGGGGCTTGGTTGGGCTAATCGTCGAAGGCATAAGGGTTGACGATCTCGATTGAGATGGGCTTGTGTTCCTGGATGGTGTCGATCTGGTCCCTTTGCCCTAATAGCTGCTTGCCGAGCCATATAGCCATCGTTGCGTTGCCGCCTTCCATGATCTGGAATTGTTGCCGCCTGACTGACAGCATCCCATCAGCTCGACCGCTTTCGATGATCTCCGCGAACTCGTCATCCTCTGCCGCCCTTCGTTCAATCGTTCGTTTGTTGCAACCAAAGAACGCCGCAACCTCGGCCATCGTGCAATTGAGGGCCATCAGTTTTCGGAGTTGATCAAGATCTATCTCTGTTCGTGGTCGTCCCGCCATGTCATCACCTCGGCCTCGGCTTGGGTTTTCGCTTAACCTTTCGCTTCGGCCACATCTTATTTTTTCGGCTTCTTGATCATCTTCTTGGGCTTGCTGCTGGTTTTCTTAACCTTGGCCCCTTGCTTCTTCAAGTCTTTATATGGCATCGGATCACCTCCTATCGGTAACGCTTGGTTTTGCTTGCGGCCTTCTTGGGCTGCTTGCTGGATTGTTTGCCCTTCTTTGTGTCCTCGCGCTTCTTGCGAGTCGTTGCTGCATATTCCTGGGCGCTCATGGCCTTGATTGCTTTCTCGGGTAGATACCTTTCACCCGTTGCGTTCTTGCCTTGTGTGGACGGCTTGCCGCTCTTAGTGCGCCACTTTTGCTTGGTCCATTTCTTGAGGCTTTTCTGTGAGTCTTTCATTGCCATCAGTCCCGATAACCTCCACCTTTGGCCTTGTATTCTTTCGCCAGCATTTGGGCCTTACGAGCTGACCATTGCCCAGGCTTGCCACCCTTACCACCCGCCTTGATCTTGTTGAACAGGTTTTTACGCATCGTTGGCTTCGTGTAGTTGCCCGCTTTGTTGACTGTGCTTTTCTTCTTCGCTGCCATCACCACTTAACCTTATTTGACCAATACGCCCCCGAGAGCTTGCCTTTGGCTATTCCTTTGGCATGTCTTGCTTTGAATGATGCCCGCCTTGCCGCATCTGCTTTGCTTTCGCCTTTCCTGGCGGGGCTTCCACTGACTCCCTGCTGACCGAACCTAATCAGCTTAACGGTGCTGCCATCCTTAGCCAGTACGACATGAGACTTACTCGGATGCTTTGGGGTTCGCTTTGGCTTATTGAAGCCTTCAAGGTTGTACCGTTCAAGCCTTGGATCTTTCGCCATGTTCAGACCTTTTTATAGTTGCGACAATATCGAGGTGTTCAACTGTGTGTCCGCTTATATGTATTTATAATTACGAGTAAGACCAAACCCGAGGTTTAGATGTTCGGCTGTCGACGTGAATAAATGATCGAGCAACCCCGATTCCTTGAAAGCCTAGCTTGATCGCATTACTGACAATGACAAACCTTTCGTGTGCGTCTGTCGTTGCGATATCTGCCGCGATTCCTTGCGCGTGAGTTCCTGGCTTAGCCTTTGCTGTTTCAATTGGGTGCTTTGTTGGCGACCTATAGCCGCTTGTGATCGTGAAGCTGAATCCGCACTCATCTCTAAGCGCATCGAGCATCAACAAGAAATCGGGCTTCATGTCGTTCTCACCGCTTACGCTACAATCGAACTCAGACAGCTTAAAATACTTGAGAGCAGGGGTTTTTGCTTTCCCTTTAGGCATGACAAAAGACCTTAGTTTTTCGGCCCTTATATCATAACTTGATGAATACGCAAAAAAAAGCCCCATTTAAGGGGCTGAAAGGTTGGAAAGGGTAAGGGGTCGAGTTACAGGAAGAACGACCCCACAATGATCGAGAGAGCGCCTAAAGAGGCTAAAACCATATATAGGTTATCTCTCTGGTATTGTCTCGCTTTTGCGCTTCTTCTCATGCTGCCCCCCCTTCGATTAATGATCTTTCTTCGTCGATTTGCCGATCATTCTCCGCAATAGCATTTTCGACCACCTCCAACGCTTCATCTATTTCGTCCGCTGATAACCTATCCATAAGACTCTGAGCGATTTCTAACGCATCAAGCCTTTGCTCATCAGTTGGGGCCGATACTGAAAGCGATATTGCCACTACGAACGCTTCAAAATATGTTTGTATCTCTTTCATGCTCCCGTCATCATTCGAGGGCGCTATAACAAGGGCTGTATCGTCGTTGTAGTTCATGCTGCCACCTCCACAGAATCAGCCTTAATGATCAAATCGCCTTGACGGTAATCGATAGACTCGAAGGCTTCCCAGTCAAACCCGTCAAACATTGCGTCAAGATCGAAGCGGTCATCATCTTTGATGGCATGGGCTAAAATATACGATTTTTTGCAGTGGAGAATATCGCGGGGTCTAAAGTGGTCTGAAAGCATTGCGGTCCTAATAGCTAGAATGACCCAATATTTAGACACAATTGAGGCGTTGAACTTCGGCTTGAAGGCGACAGAGATAAATGCTCGGTGCCTCTTTTCTTGCTTCAGTTCGTCATCAAGCATTTCTGCTCGATAATCGGTATAAGTGGCATACGTTAATGGGTAAAGGTTGCCGAATCCTTCGTTGATAAAATCTGAAATTTGCTTTTTGTTCATTGTTGCTGCTCCGTTCTGTTGTTTGATGATTTAAAGAATGCCTGACCCTGTTTCCCTTGTCAAGCATTATTTTGACAAATATTAGAATAATTTCACCGCTTGTAAAGGCTGAGGCTTGCGAGGGATGCGCGTACCGCGTCACCGTTTAACCATCGGTTGAGATCTGCTTCAGTATCTTGGCGGGCCTCATCTTCTTCTTGAGCGTTGCACAGATCCTCTGAAACTTCATCGAGAAGTGCTACCGCTTCGGCTAACTTGGCGAGGGTTTCGCCATCGTTGACGGTATAACCTCGATGCGCTTGCGTGTTGATCACTGCCGCGAAATGCTCAAGGTCGTCTGCTATTCTATCAAAGTTTGCCATTTTTCCCGCTCCGTTCGTTGATTTGATGAGTACACTTTAAAGGATGACAAAATTTTTTACAACACTTTATCAAGTTATTTTTAGACCGTTTTGCTTTCCCTGGAGCATTTCATATTCCAAAAAGTTCTATTCTCTGTCGCGTTTTTATTTGACAGGTAGGGGGCTTTGTGCGCTAGAATTTGGGAACAACTCAAACGGAGCTTTAACAATGCGGTATTTTAAAATGGCGGGAGTGGCCGCCTTTCTTTGCGTGTGCGTGTATTTCGCGGGCAATGCTGACCTGGAAGAAGCACAACGGGCTGAGGCTGAATATATCGAGCGGGTATGCTTGGGGATTCATTCCGACTATAAAGAAAGGGGGGTTGAATGTCAGAAGTAGAGGCGGCCTTTATCGGGCCAAGACACCCGCAAAGCACTAGACCAATGAAGCAAGGCCGAGGGCTGGGTAGTTTCGGCTACCCCAACCGCGCCGCATTCGTTCGAGCTGTGATCGAGCGGGTTGATCGGGGCCATTCTATCAACCGAATCGCCTACCACCTCGGCTGCGCGTGGCGAACCGTCAAAGTGGCAGAGCGCGAAGGGAGAGCACTAGAGGCCCAGGAAAAAACCCTTTGAAATCAAGTAGTTACGATTTCGATCTGCATTTTTCATCGATTTTTGTGCATTTTTTTGGTCTAGGGGATGCAGAATTTGGTCTAGGGGATACGGTAAACCTTTGGCGCGATGTGTCAGGTTTAACGTGTGAGGCGATAAGCCTGACGTTTTTCCATCTGTGGGTTAGCGTTTGGTCTAGGGAATACATTAAAACTAAGGAGAGGCAAATGGGTTATACACCTGAAGGAATTGGCTATCAAAGCCGTGATACAAGTTTGGAGGCTGCGTCTTATGACAAAGGCGGCAAGATGTCTTTAAGGGAGAAGGCTTACAAGGTTATCGCGCAGTCATTGATACCTATGAGTGCTGACCAAGTGGCTGATGAGCTGCAAAAGTCTTTTATCAGCGTCCGTCCTCGGATCACTGAATTGGTCAATGAGGGTCGAATCAGGGATAGTGGCGATAGGGGCAAGAGTCGATGGGGCAAAACTTGCATCTTGTGGGAGTCGGTCGATTGACTTTGGTCTACGATCTAGCGGCAAGGTTTGGTCTACGATCTGGCGGCAAATTGTTTCATGTGAAACATCAACTAAGGAGAAGTGATGAATCAAATTACCGATAAGATGTTAGAAGATTTTGGATTTAAAGACGAAGATGACCTGATTGAGTGGTCGCAAACTCTTTGTTTTGATTGTCGGTGGCATTATCCAATTGATCACGACGAGGCTCCGAAAAACTTTCGGGGATGGCCTACCATGTTGGTCACTGATGGTGATTGTGGCATTTGCCATATCAGGATTTCTGAGGATAGGGATGACGCTTTTGAGATCGAGCCAATTAATTGTCATTTTTTTAGCATCCGATACGAATATTTTCGGGAGTTTCGTTTAGCTGTTGACGAAGCTGATCGAGAGTTTAATGAATGCTTACAAGAGGACGTAAAATGAAACCAACGAGAAACGAGATTTTGCTGGCGTTGTTGACGTTAGTCAAAGTGCGGGAAACTTACGACAACCTAGATCCATGCGATACGATGGAGGTGTTGGATGTCATAAGATTATTGGATCGATTACAAGGAGAAATGGCCCATGTGGAAAGATAAATTCACCATTCCTGAGTACACTGGTGGCGCAATGATCGCTGCCTTTTGCTTAGGCTATATTATTGGAGCAATAATGCTCTGATCACCAAGACGGCTTCTTTGGCGTGTCCTTGGGAGTCGTCTCCCTTTCTATCAAAATCTCAATGTAGTGCGCTGCCTTCCTGAGATCGTCTACTCCACCCTTGTCTCGCCACCTAGAAATATATTTCACGACCGCGTGTTCACATATACCTAAGTCATTGGCTAACGCGTATTCCAAGGGCTGAATCATCATAGTTTTGTAATGGCTACCAGAAACTTGCCGATCCATTGCGCTCATGTCAACTCCTGAATGTTTGCCTTCAATCTGCCTTGCTCCCCGAACGATTTGTGGAGTATTACGCAAGTCATACTTCGAGAACTGGAGTAACCCGCACCAGAGTGCCAAGCGTCTGCGGGTGCTAGGATGTTCCAGGACTCGAACAATGCGCCTCCATATTCCTCCTGATTCTTGTGGTGGATGTGACCTGTCCACACGTAGGTGTGATCGGATTCTCCCCATTCCTTCCTCAAATTACTCACAATTGATCCATGAAGGTTGGACATTTTAATCCGATCTCCGTGGTGCGTCACAATCAAATTCTTGCCCCATTGCCACCAAACGAACTTGGAAGCGTTGTCGAATACCTTAACCCTTGGGTCTTCCTCGAAGTACAGGCGCATTACCTCATTCAGCCATAGGGCCGCATCTGGGTCATGATTACCTCGGACGTTCACAATCCACACTTGATTATGCTTCTCAAGCATCCGTAAAACGGTACGCTTTATCACGTTGCTGGCTGCGCGAATGGTCTTTGAGTATCTGCCGTCAGAGTCTAGTAGATTCTTTGAGCTAGGGGTTGAGCTAGTGCTGTCGTTTACGTGCATGAAGTCGCCAAGATTGACCAGCACACCAACCTCTCCCGCTGGCGCAGACCCAACCAGCCGATCTATCGCGTTCTCTAAAAGCGTTTGGCTAATTTTAACGTCGTAGTCGTCGCCCATCGTCTCAGAGTGATGAGCAAGCATCCCAAGGTGATGATCCCCAATAATGTAGCTAACCATAAGATCGTCATCAGTGCTTGTAGGCGCGTCTGTGGGGGCATGTATTCCGGTGACTTCATCTTTAAATCCATCAACAAATTCGGCTATAAGTTCTTCTAGTTTTTCTCGATCTGGCTCTTGAATGTGCCATTGCAGCACAATCTCGTTGTCCATGTTGTAGGCTGTAGAGACTCGTTTGGTCGTAAAGCCTGGAGCCACTTGCCTATTTAAGTTGTAATCGGGTGCAAATCCCTTGCGGCTTGCTCTCTTATGTATTTTCCCCACAACCTCAGAAATGCGTCTCGGCTCTTTGCCCAGTTGATGAGCGATCTCGGTCTGAGACATGCCGCTGATGTGCATCTCAATTACTTGCCGCTGGTAATCGGTATTACAATACTCTAAGTGCTCAGAAACGCTTTTAATCGCCATCTTCTTCTACCCATGTCATGTGGGCGAAAACATTAGAAGCCATTTGTAAGCGTCCAATAATGCTCGCAATAGAGTCAGGGTCTGTGGAGAATGTTCCAGGCATATCAAGCTCAAAACCGTCTTGATGCTCGGTTACTATAACTGCTCCGCTAATGTCTCCAGACTCACAAGCCTTTAAGAGATCACGCAATGTGGCGCGAACCTCTTCAGCGTTACGATCTAAGATTGAGACTTCGCCCATTCTTTGTTTTTCGCCTGATAAACCGACAGAAGCTCCCGAAGCTCGTCGATTGTGTATTTCTTTGGATCGTGTGGCCCCTCCAGCCTCTCCACTTCCTCCAAGCCTATTTTGACAATTAAGTTTGGACGATATTCCACCAAATTACCACTTTTATAGTTATTGCAAACACTGCACTGCTTATGGGTGTTGTTCTCGTCAAATCTGAGAGCCGCTGAGTGACCACCTACGCTCATGTAGTGTCCAGCGTGATATTGGCCTTGGTGATGCCTCTGGCAGCTTATGCAAGGGTCTTTGTGATCTCTCTGGCGTATATACTTGTTAAATTCGGTCTGTACCCTCTTGACCCAGTACGCTCGATCTTTTTCCCTCGCTTTTTTCTTATCTTGTCTAATTGCTCGCTTGTTTAGCCGCGCTGCCTCTGCCCTACCAAAGTCAACTAAGCACTCGACATTGTTACAGGTCTTCTGAAAGGTGCTAAATTCGGGGACAAAAGGTTGTAGGCAAATCTTACACTTCTTAGCCATACCGCTAACTCTCAATATCTCGGTGACTAAGGATAGATTATTTCTTGGGAATGTCCCAGATCTGTGGATCTGTTAGCTGAAACCCTAACCCGTCGAAATGCCGTTTCACCTCATCCAGAAAAGCCCCATGCTGGGCAATGTTCATTGCTGACGTAACGGGAAAGTCGAACGGTTCAACCATCAATTCTAGCTTTTGCTCGTAAGCCATTGGTCTAATGATTCGGTCGTACTTCGCTCGATACTCGGGGCTATCTCTGCGGAGAATCGGAACCCCAAAATGCAGCTTGCAATAAGCTCGATACTCCCATGCCTTTTGATCACCCTGAGCCTCTGCATCCCTAAACCATTGCCACTGCGTCCGATTCTGTGCCAATGACCTAGCCTTCGATGCCTTTTTAATAACTACGTCTATGGGATACTGTAGCTCTACCTGTTGCAGCATCGTCAGTAAGTTATTTTTGTCTTCCTCACCATGCAAAACCATGTGTATCTCGGACGCTGACAACATACCCCCTAGGTTGCCATTGCCTAGCGTTTTAATTTCCGCTAGACGCTGTTTTTGGCGCTCTACTGCCTTCTGTGATGCCTTCCTCATCTGAGCCTCGCAAACATTCTTTTAGTTTCTGCTATCTGCTCGTCGGTCACTTCGTAAAGAGACTTTTCGCCAGTGATGCAGACATCATGATGATACTGGGTGAACGTGAAAGATCGACAGACTCGGCAAACCGTGGTGTCTCGGCTTGGTCTATGGGCTGGCTCTAACTTGATCTCTTCCAGCATCTCTTTGAACTCGCCCAAGGTCGGAGCAAACTTCTTAAACTTCTCGACGACTTGTATTGTTGCTCTGTGGATTAATGCCTGATCGTAATGCTTCAGGTATGACCACCACATCTTTTTGGTCGAAGCGATATCCTCGTCTGAAGTATCATTCAAGAATGATGGGTAATTCAGCCGCATTACTCCAAACAACTGGTTGATATAAGACTTGTCTAAGTCCTCACCAATCTGTGCTGGTTGCGATCTTCGTTGCTGAGTGACGGCGTTGCTGACGATTCTTTTGTTCATAAATTGATTTCCATCCATTGCTGTGAGCTTCCTCGACTAATTCTTTAATGTCCTCTCCCTGCTTCGCTAACTTCTCCGCTTTGTTGGCAAGAGTCGCCAAAGCGCGAGCCGTGTTCGTAGCTTTCAATCTGCTCCGAGTTTTTATGTATTCCCTAAATAATGGGGTATCTACACCCAGCGCATTCATGCGCTTGAAAACGCTTTTTATTTTATCTTTCTCTGTATCTGATTCTGTATCTGTATCTGTATCTGTATCTTGGGGCGTGACCTTAGCGTTTTGGTGACGTTTCGGTGACGTCACGTTTTTAGTAAGTTTTTGTTTTTCCCGATATTTTCGTTGGCGCTCTTTGCTCGAATCTGACTTATATTGACGCTCTTCCCACTTCAATACGTTCCAGTTTTTATCGATTAATTTAACGTCTGTGAGTCGCTTCCTAAGTTCATCTAAGGCGGGAAGTTGCAAGCCTAACTTGACTGCTAACGACCTGTTTATGAACTCTGGATCTGCGCTATCGAAAAGGCCCGACTGCTTGCAAGCTAGTAAGGCTATGAAGTGCCATCGATCTTCAAATGCAAGTAGCCGCATCTTGTGGTTATCGACGATATTCGTGTATACTCTAAACCAAGGTAAACCATCTGACATAACTGCTCCGTTTTGTTACTTGTTGCCTTGCTTCCTTCTCCGAAGAAGCCCCCTAGCCCCCTTAATTGGGGGCTTTTTTTACCTCTCCCAAATGGTTTTGGTATTAACCGACTCTATGCGATCAATCTCAAAGTCATCATTGCAATGCACCCAAGTCTCTCGACAATTTGCCCAGTACCAAACCTTCTGCCTGGAGCACCCCATAAGCCTAGCGATGTCACTAAATGACTTGCCAGATTCCTCGCAAAAAAATGTCAATTGCATCCTGTTCATAAAATCCCTCCGTTCGTTCGGCCAAATTATAAGCACAGATTGATTGTCTCGTAAAGTCTTGACAAGAGTTTTTGTAAAATATATATTGAACGTGCATTAACAAAACGGAGAAGAAAATGCAGTACGAAGTGGAAAGAGATGTAGCCATCCCAGGAAAAAAGACTTACGGGCACATAAGAAATGATTGGTTGAAAGGCATGGAGGTAGGCGGCTCTATAGTTGTAGATTTGCCTGACCCATCCATGAGAAGAAGGGAGGTTGGAAGAATCAAAGGTCTGATGAGGCATAGAAAAATGAAATGTGTTCAACGCAATGTGTCTGAAACTGCGGTAAGGATTTGGAGGACTGCATGAGCGTTTGGAAAACACTTAGCTCAATTGATGTTAATCAACATACTGAGCGTAAAGGGCAATTCACTTATCTGTCTTGGACTTGGGGTTGGGCTACCTTGATGGAGCACTATCCCCAATCGACCTATGAGTTTCTGCCAAACGAAGTCCATAACGACGAGTCTGTCACGGTTCACTGCAAAGTGACCGTTGAGGGCATCAGCCACACAATGTGGTTAGCAGTCATGGACAACAAAAACAGAGCTATCAAGAACCCATCTGCGACTGATATCGCTAATAACAAGATGCGGTGCTTGGTTAAGGCTTTGGCTATGTTTGGTCTAGGGCATTATATCTATGCTGGAGAATCTGTCCCAAAGATTAACCCATACGAGGAACTACACTTAGTAGTTAATCAGGGCGATCCTATGGATCTTTTATATCATCTCAATACGTTGGATGAGGATGAGATAACAGAGGCTTATAACGGCGCTCCGAAGGGCCAGAAGCAAGCCTTCAAGGATCAAGTTAGGACTATGGAGCGAGCTGCCCATGCAGAGATAGACGAAATCGCCCAGCAGCTACGTGATTGCATGAGCAACGACGACAAGACGGGGCTGGATGAGATCTGGGAGGATTGTACTCATTTAGTGCGAAAGTTAATTGGGGCTAGATTGTCACCAGCAGAACAGCATGCTTTTAAAGCAATACGGGCTGTTGGCGACACCCAAGCGCCAGAGCACATTGAAAGTTATTCACAAAGGAACGGGGGATAAAATGCCTAAAGTAGGTTTAAATTTGAGTGTTGATGTAACAAAACTGGATAAGTCCAAGTTTTACGAAGGAAAGAACGGCGCTAAATATGCCAATCTAACCGTGTTTGTGGACTCTAGTCCCGACCAATACGGTCAAAACGGGGGGATTATTGAGCAGCAGACAAAAGAGGAACAGGACGCTGGCAATTCCAAGAACTATGTAGGTAATGCAAAGATCTTTTGGACGATGGACGCTGACAACTTTAGACAGCAATCCAAGCAGCAAGCACCCGCGCATCACCAGCCGCCAACGGATGATTTTGAAGATGACATCCCTTTTTAAGTCTAGTTGTGCGTTCTGCGGGGTTTCGGTAAGGAGAGACTTCAAGATCTGCTCTAAATGCAGACAACGAAGGCATCGAAGCCCCCAAGAGGCTCCATTGTCGCTAAATGCGAACAAGTGGCTGCAAAAGCCGTGGGGTGATTATTCTAGGAATCGAACCTAGATACGACCGTGAGGGAAGGAGAGGGAGTCGTAGGCCCAGCCATAATCAATTTGGTAGGGCTTGCGAAACCCTTTTATTTATCCCTATGTACTGAGTTTTTCTTTTCGTATGACCTCATAGCTCCCAATCCTAGCATACCCATGAGGACGGGCATCATAGTTTCCAGAGGGACCAGAGGTATAACTATGTCTATACCGAATAAAGCCAAAACAAAGTTTGAGAATGGGATGGTAATAAAGTTGCCAAACATCCCCAGACCGCAAGTCCAGCCGATAAAGGGTCGCCATCCAGACACAAAAAGCGACTTATGAGCCGCTTCTACCTTGTTGACTTCTAGCTGACCTTTAGCAAGCTCTTGAGCGTGATTCTCGGCCATTGTAGCGACTTCATGCGCCAGCCTAGCCTTCTGATCCTTATCCTCAATAAACTTGTCTAACAAGCCCGATACTGGGCCTATCAAAGCCTGTATCACTGTTTCGCCTTACCGACATTAAGCGCAAACATCTCCAACACCTTGTACACCTTCGCAATAATCTTGTCGTCTTTTGGTGTAGGGGTTACTGCACAAATTGCACTACAAAGTGCGACCAATGTCGTCGCTATTTCCAGATACTCCAGCATATTGTTCTCCTGGCTCACAAGCCGTTACGATCTTTCCGTATGTTAATTTTTCTGCTGCAATCTCGCATGCTTCAAGGGTGTCAAATTCAATCCTATCGGGCGATACCCAGCTCCCGATTACGATAATTAAAATAAACTTCATTTACTTCTCTTTTATTTCCTCCATCTCACGCTCTAAGTATTGCAGCCTGATCTCTTGGGCGTGGTTGGTGCGGATACTTTCTTGCACTTCTGCCGGTGGTGCCCAGTTGTTTCTAAATTCAGTATTAAGATCAACCACTTTTTCCAAAGCGGCTATCTGGCTATTCTGGAGAAGGTCATCCGGTAGGCTCCCAAGTTCGCCCCTAGGCCATTTGACTCTAAACTCTGAGTTCATCTTTAGGTCTACTTCAAGGATGGTTATCTGCCGCTCTAACACGCTTATGCGGTTAGTCACCTCTGTATACGCGAACACGGCCACGATCACGCCACCAATGATGGCAACCAAGTTCCTGATCGGGATTTCAATGGTTGTCGAGTCATTAATCTCAGGCATCAGTTATTCCTGTTA